TGTTGTATTGGACTTTTCCAGATGTTTTAACAGGTACTGATTTTCCTTATCCTAATAAATTATTTGTTTATAATTATCCTACAAGAACTTGGTCGTTTAATGATGACTCAATTACCTGTTTTGGATGTTTTCAACCATTAAGTGGTATAACATGGAGCTCTACAACAACATTATGGTCATCTGATGTAGTTTGGGGTAGTGGATCAGGTTCACCTAAATTTGGACAAGTTGTAGCTGGAAATCAACAAGGCTACACTTTTATATGCGATACAAATGTAAATACTAATGAATTAGTGTTACAAATTACTAATATTACATTAATTGGTTTTCAAGCTAGTTTACAAGTTATAGATCATAACTTAGCTCAAGATCAATATATTTATATTGATAATGCAGTTTGGGATAATGCAGGTAATTATTTAAATGCCCAAATATTTCAAGTATTAATAGTTACAGATAAAGACAATATTATTATTGGTCCAGACTCTAGCTTTATAGGAACATATGTAGGTGGTGGTTTAATATCTAGAGTAAGCCAAATATATATAAAAACTAAACAATATAATTTTTATGCAAAAGATGGCAGAAATAGTTTTGTTAATAAAGTTGATTTTTTAGTAGATAGAACCACAAACGGTCAGATAGATGTAAATTATTATGTATCTACTTCTATAGATAATCTTTTATTAGACAGCGCTAATACAGGTTCTTTATTAGGAACTGGTACATTAGATACTTTCCCATATCCATTAATTCCACTTGAAACAACTTCAGCAAGGTTGTGGCACCCTGTTTATTTTCAAGCAGAAGGAGAAGTTATTCAGTTTGAATTAACTATGAATCAAGTACAAATGCTAGATAATAATATCAGAGAAGCTGGGTTTCAATTGCATGCGATGTGTATTTATTCTAGCCCTACAAGTTATAGGTTTCAATAATGCCATATATACCAAGTCAAAAATTAGATGCTGGATTATTCATACCTACTACAGATATTTATGAAATAGGTATTTTAGAAAATATCGATCCTTCGAGTCCGCAATTTAAAGAATTGATTGTTAGATTGTCTTTAAATCTTAATAGAATTTCTTTAGCCTTAAATCTTAAAGAAAGTAGTTATTATGTAGAAGAAGAGTTTATAACTTCACAGCTTTATTTTAATCCTAATTCTACAAACACGCAGGATTTAAGATCTGGGTTTAGAAAGATAATTAATATTGGTGCATTGCCAGCAGGTGTAACAAATACTAATCATGATCTTGTGCCTACAGCAGATTGGAAATTTACTAAAATATATGGTGCGGCATCTGATACTGTTAATCTTTTATATTATCCATTACCTGATGTTAATTTGGCTGTAAATGTTACTGCTACACAGGTAGTAATTAATAACACTACAGGTGTGGTCTTTACTGATGCTTATGTAATATTAGAATATGTTAAAAACTAAAAACAAAGGATTATTATGGCAGTAAAAGAATTTTTTATGGGAAGTGGGCCAAAAATTGCTCAAGTACCAAACAAAATGCAACAAACACCAATATATAATAAAAATCAAGAAGCTATATTAAATTATTTATTATCTAGAGGTAAAGCAGGTCTAGAAGATCCATATGCTGGATTTCAACCAATAGCTCAACAAGCCAGAACTCAATTTGAACAACAAACCGTTCCTGGAATTGCAGAACGATTTACTTCTATGGGTAGTAATGCTTTGTCATCTCCTTCTTTTGCATCTCAACTTGGTCAAAGTGGAGCAGGTCTTGAACAAATGCTTGCGGCAATGCAAGCACAATATGGTCAACAAAGCCAAAATACAGCGTTGCAACAATTAGGATATGGATTAAGTCCTAGGTCTCAACTTTCGCCTCAATATCAAAATTATATGCAACAAGGTCAAGGAGGATTCTTAAGTAGTCTTCTTCCCGCTCTTTTGCAAACTGGCGGAACACTTTTAGGCGGAATGTTTGGTGGTCCAGCTGGAGCAGTAGCAGGTGGAGCAGCTGGAAGCGGTCTTAGTTCACTGTTTGGTGGAGGTCAAAATTCTATGAGTCAATATGGCTCAGCTCCATCATATGGTTCTGGAACAGATTATGGCAGACAGTTTGGTCTTAATAGCGGATATCTTAATCTTGGAGGATATTAATCATGGCTGATGGAATAAACTTTTTAAATCTTGGTGGAACCAGTGCTGGTTTAGGTTCTGCTCTTGGAACAGGGTTGGGTTCAGGTTTGCAATCTTTGGCTCAAATGAAGCTTCAACAAATGCAACAAGCAAAACAAGCTCAAGCTTTAGCTCCTTTTGTTGGTGGAAATCAAGATCTTGCAAATAAACTAATGAGTTTGCCAGAGAAAGAACGTTTTGCTATTTTACAAAATTTGCCAGGACAAGGTGTTTTAGGTGCTGGACAACAACAAGGTGGATTAGGTGTTTTAGCTGGACAAGGTGGGAATTTATTTCAAAGCCCATTGAGTCCTTATCAAAGTCAAATGATACAGCAAAAAGAAAGATCAGCACTTGCTAAAGAAGAAGCTAATAAGTTAACTTTATCTCGTCAACAAGCTAAAGATTCTAATCTTTTTTATAAAGAAAATATTCAACCAGCAGTAGAAGAAGCTAAAGCAGCTGAAAAAGTTAATAATAGATTAAAGCAGATGGTAACTCAATCTAAAGGTATAAACTTTTATGATCGTATTGCTGAAGTTGGCAAAAAAATTCCTTATATAGGATCTTTTTTTACTTATACACAATCTACTAACGCTACTGATGCTGTAAAAAATAAAGCAAAATTTATTGAAGATATCAGAAAACAATTTGTAGGCAAGATTTCAAATCAACAATTAGATGCTTATTTAGCACAGTTTCCAGATGTATTACAAATGAATGAAGATCAAGTTAAATCATTGGTTAATTCGCTTGTAGCATTAAATGACCAAGTTATACAAAATTCTAAAATAAAACGAGAAGTATTTAGTAATAATCCAAATATAAGCTTGTCTCAATTAAATGATGAAGTTGATGCTTATTTGAATCAACCACAGCAATCACAACAAATGCAAGTTGATCAATTGCAACCAGAACAAATGCAACCTCAACAAATGTCACAGTCAGAGCAAATGCAACCTCAACAAATGCCACAGTCAGAGCAAATACCACAGTCAGAGCAAATGAGATCAAGGCGGCCAGGAGAAACACTTGAAGAATTTCTTGCAAGCGCAAGGGGTCAAGGAAATGTTTTTGAAAATGTTATTAAACCAATAGGTCAATCAGCAGCCCAAATTATAGAACCTACTGTGTCATCTCTTGGTAATAAACTTAATAAAATTACTAAATATATCCCAGAAGGAGACTTTAAAAAAAGTTTTGACTATGTAAGGTCATCTTTATTACCAACTTCAGATGAAGCCAATAAAATTTTTAAAAAAATTGGTTTAACAGACAAACAAATTGAAAACCCTGATTTTATGACAAAAGTATTAAGAGATTACGGTGTGCCACTAACAATCATTGGAAGTATTGTTGCTAGTGGTCCCGCAGGAATTGCAATGGCTTTAGGAGCTACTATTGGTAGTAAAGTTCTTGAAAAAACATTTGGTTCTGTAGGCGGGTTAGTTGATGACCAAAGAGGAAAAGATATCGGAGAAGTAATTGGTGAGCTTCTTGGTGGATATTATGGTGCAAAAACTGGTGCAAAAGCTGCTTCAAAAGTTAGTCAGTATTTAACTAAAAAACAATTTATAAAAGAACAGGTTCCAATAGAAATAGAAAAAGAAATAAAAGCACCAGCAAAATTAGAAGCAGAAAAAAATAAGTTGGATAAAAATTTATTAGAATTTAAAAAAGCTGAAGCTCCTAAACAAAAAGAATTTAGTTCTAGATATGAAAAAGCTGATAAGTTACTAAAAGTAGATAAAAAACTTTCAAAAGAATCAGCTAATAAATTGAAACAAGAATTATTAAATATAAATAATGAAGCTAGTAACCTTGGTCAACAAAATAAACAAGTTGATCAAATAATTGAAAATGTTAATTATAACGATATTGAAGGGTTAGTAAAAGCTAAAAAAATCTTAGGAAATTTAGCAGAAAAAGCACCATATAGTCAAAGAGATTATATATACAATGTTCAAGATGCAATAAAAAATACAATTAATAATAATGCAAATCCTGAATATTTAGAAGCAATTACACCAATCAATAAAGATTATGCAGCATTTAAAAATGAATACAGCAAGAAAAATCTTTCTATTTTAAAAGATGAAATTAAAGTTGGAAAAAAAGAATTACAAAACAACTTTGATTTAAATAAATCAAATTTTGAAGCAACAATAAAAGCTATAGATAAAGATGGTGGGCTTGTAAAAGAACTTAAAGAATATGGTATTGCTGGTGGAATTGCAGCATTTTTTGGAAAAGGAGCAGGAATTGCTACCAAAATTGGTAAATCATTATATAAAGGTAATCAAAAAACTTTAAATAAACTTGTAGCGCTAGAAAAAACAAATCCTGAAGCTTATTCTAATTTTTTAGATACGTTAAATAAACAAGTAGAAAAACCTTCAGTTCAAAATTTAAAAGCAGCAAAAAATGCAATAAAAGCATTATTTTTATTAAATAAATAAATCAGGGGACAAAAAGTCCCCTTTTATATATCGTATTTTGTGTCTTCTCTAATTGCCTTAATAATAGCGTTATTCAGCCAAAGATTCATAGTCATGTTTCTTTTGGCTGCTAACATTTTTATTTCTTTATGAGTTTCAGGACTAACTTCAGTTGCTAACATATGTCTTATTCTGAGTGGTTTTTCTTGAATATCCAATATAACACCTGTTCTTTTTTTCTAAATTGTTCTACGTCAAAAACTTCTGCTAAGGCTTTATAATCTATTGCCGCTTTTCTAAACTCTTTTATATATACAAAATTAGCAGTTGTATAACTATTGTTATCTATCAATAAACGTAAGTCTT